GACAAGGCTCATGTGGTGGATTGGGTTAATCGAATGTTTGGTTTGAAATTGAAGAAATCTTACCACCATGAAGCTGAAGCTGTTGCTATGGCTTGGTGGGGTTTGGGAGAGTTGAAAAAGACAGGAGCTATTTGAAATATTTGGTTGGGAAAATTTTTTAAAATTTTTTTAAAAAAGGGTATTGACTTTTTTTAAAAAAGGTATTATATTATATTCAGAACAAAACAAGAGGAGGAGCAAGGATGAGAAAAGATTTGGAAAGATGGTTGAAAGAGGCTAAGGCTATATTGGTGAACCCTCACACTGGAGAAGTGAAGATCAGGATTACAAACGACCATCAGTTGGTTTTGAGCAGAAAACAGGCTTTGGAATGCCACGATTTATTGAGCCAATATAAGCACAAGACTTACAACGAAATCCTTTATACTTTGGGGGCTTGCCATGGTCTTGCAGATGTGGAGTTGAGAGATGTGGTGGAGCAGATAAATGAAGACAAAGTTGAGGCTTTTATTGAAGGTCTTGGTAACCTTTACAAGATTGTGGGAGTGAGCCCTGCTTATGTGGTACGAGTGAAGATTAGAGGGGACCTTACCAGAAGTTTTCTTTGCACTCCAGGAACAAAGGTTTATGTGAAAAAGTAATGGAGATGAAAAGTAATGGAAAAAATTATGTAGTATTTGGTCCTGTGAGTGATTGTTTTGGAAAAAATTTTAGGAGGTGAAACGATGCTTTGTTTAGTAGCTTACGATGGATCCACTTATGGATGGGATTCTACAATAAAAGTGGCATATGGAAATGTAAAAAAATGGACATGGGAACCTGGAATGCCATCAAAATTTGTGGATAATAGTCGAGAAATTCTTAAAAAGATAGTAAGGCTAATGAATTATAAGGTTACAAAAATAAGGGAAGGAAATCTTACAACTATTATAGAGTTTACATATGTAAGAAACCAAGAAAAATTATGGGATGATTTCTTAACAGCATTGGAGTTACTAGACCCAGGGGATAAAAAATGAGAGCTGGTTGGTATATTTTGTTGTTTTTAGCTTTTTTGTATGGTGGGAAAACAGAGGAGAAAGGTGTTCTCATTTCAGAGGTATGTATCAGGGTTATGGTTACGAGGCGGTGGTGCTTTTGAATCATGCGTCTTTGGGAGGATGAGATGAAAGAAGCCAAAGATAAGTATTTCAAGGAAATGGAGATGAAAAAGTGAAAAGACTGAGAGATGAATATGGGTGGGAAGGACTTTTTCCCACCATGTGTATTGCGATCGTTGTTATAGATTAAGAGATTGCGTCGCTTTCTTTGATAAGTCGGATAAGTTTCCTTATGGTTTTGTATGCAAAGATTGTTTGAACTAAATAAAGTCAGTTTTGGGAGGACGGGATGAAAGGAGTCAAAAATAGATCCAGTGTTAGTCATTTGTTGGTTGGTTGTCTAGCTCCAATGTTGGTTAGGTTTGATTTGGATGTGGAGGATGAATTCTTTTCCATTGATGACTGGATGTATGTGGCGGAGGCTCAAAGAATAGAAGATTTGGTTGTGGTCAAGAGTCAGTTTTTCATAGAGGAGGATAAAAGATGAGAGAGTATCGAGTTGTGTGTAATAATCCAAATTGTATTGTTGTGTAAAATTTCGGCGGAGTTGTTGAGACTTCCTGTTGGCCAGCAGCATGGTGTTGTTCTGAATGTCAGATGGTCGAAATTGAAAATAAAGACAAAAAGAAAGGAGGTGAAAAAAATGAGAAAGCTTAGTGTTTTTGTTTTGATTTTGTCTTTGGTTTTTGGTTGTGTTGTTTGCAAATCTCCTAGAAGTCTGAGGATGGAACAGAGCTTTCAGATTTTGAGGGGTCGTCCTTACCTCGATGCTGTGCAATTCTTTGAGTCTCGAGGTTGGAAAGTTATAAAGCCCAAGATTGGTAAGCTTCGTTTGTTGGACTTCAAAGCTAAAGGGTTGCAGATTTATGCAGCTGTGAAGCCAGGCAGACGTTATGCTCGTCGCCATGTTTATTTCGACAAATTTGGGCTTCAAGCAACCACGTTTTATTACCAAAGATATTTTGTGGTTTGGATTGGAGTTGACAGCCAGGGGATTGTCAGGAAGTTAGCAGTAGATGAAAGGGAGAAACTTTTCAGATTCAGAGATTATAACACAGGGTTGGATTTGGTTTTTTAAAATATTTTGAAGGAGGAGAAAAGAATGATGAGAAAAGTGATTAGGTTTTTGTTAGGAATTATCTTTTTCATCAGCTTTTTCACTTGCATTGGTTGCACAGTGTCTTTGTTTGCTATGTTCAATTGTTGGTTGGTGGAAAAATTAGAGCTGGATTTGATTCACTTGATTTCAGGAGCGACTTTGACTTTTTTGGTTTGCGGAGGATCTCTTTTACTAGATGAAGTTTTGAGAAAATAAAAGAGGACCCAATTTGGGTCCTCTAATTTTAGATGGAGGGAAGGCAATGTGGAGCTATTTGTGTGCTTTGCAAGCGATGAACCCTTGCAATTATGTACCAGCTGAGGAAGTGGAGGAAGCTTTGCCATACCATCTGAATCCTGAGAAGGAACTTATTGCCAAAGAAATTGCTTTGGGTAAGGGTTTAAGCGAGGAAGCCAAGTTCGTGGTTAGGCTGGTTTTGGAGTCACCTCAGGAGATGGGGCTGGTTACCAAGAAGGCAATCACCGAGCATTTGAGAAGCCTAGGCTGGCCATACAAAAAGATATGGCTGACCTTCAATGAAATTAGAGAATGGTTAAAGGAGGTGTGAGAAAGATGCAAAGAAGAGATCCTCAAAATGAAAAGACAATTTGCGTAGTGGTTAAAGCTCAAAATTGGAACAAGCTCAAGGCATATGCTAGCTTAAAAGGATTGAAAATGAGGGAAGTGTTAGACATAGTGATTGAGGAGTTTTTCAAAAACAGGGATGTTCGGGTGTCCGAAATGCCGAAGTTGAAAATCAAGTCAAATTGATGAAATTTATAATAGTTTTAGAACAATTCAGGAGGAGAAAAATTTGAAAATTCCTGACGATGTTGTCAAAGCTCTGAAAAAAGCGGGGTTATATTCTGATTTTGAGAAATTTTTGAATATGAAGATGGTAGAACAAGAGTTGTGTTCTCATGGTGGCGCTTTGTCTCGTGCTGTGCATCCTTGGTATGGTGCTTATAATCCTGACAAAATCTCTATCGACATTTACGACAAGATGAAAACCAATCCTCAAGTGGCAGCGGGTCTGAAATGCATCAAATATCCCGTTTTGGCTTTGAATTGGCATGTGAAAAGTGACTCTCAAGAAGTCAGAGAGTTTGTGGTCGAAAATTTGAAACCATTGTGGAGAGGGCTTATTGAATCTAGTTTGACTGCTGTTGAATATGGTTTCTCGACTCACGAGATTGTTTATGAAAAAAGAGACGGAAAAGCATTTTTAAAGAAAATAAAATCTCTCCATCCCAAATGGATTAATATAAATTTGGATGAGCACGATAATTTTTTGGGGTTTACTCAAACCTGGATGGGACGATTTATTCAGGTACCGAGAGTGAAAGCCTTTATTTTTACACATGGCAAAGGAGAGAGCTTTGGCAATTTGTTTGGCGAATCTCGGTTGAAGCCTGCTTATGAGCCTTGGTATTGGTGGTCAACTTTGATTCAATTCATGATGAAATATTTTGAGAGAAGAGGAATCCCTCCGACCAAAGTTAGGTTTCCACCTGGCAAAACTAAGGAAGGCAAGAGCACAGCTGAAGTTGCAGTGGAAATGGGCAGGGCTTTACAAAGTGAGTCTGTGGTGGCTATTCCTAGCAGTGTGTGGGAGGTAGGGGGAAAGGTGCTTTATAAATGGGATGTGGAGTATTTGGATGAACAGAGAAGAGGGGATATGTTTCAATCTGCATTGGTAAGTCTAGAAGCTAAAATATTGAGAGCAATGTTTGTACCTGAAAGGGTTATCACACAAGACACATTGTCCAAGGCTGGTTCTTATTCATTGAGTAAAGTGCATGCAGATATGTTTTTGTTGGGTGAAGAAGGACTGACAGTGAGTTTGGAGGATCAAATCAACAAATATTTGATTTCGAAATTGGTGGAAATCAATTTTGGTAAAAAGGCTTGGGCTAGGGTGGAGATGGAAAGAATTACAGAAGCCAGAAAGCAGTTTTTAAAAGATGTGTTCATGGAAATGTTGAAATCTGGAGATGCTAAGCCTGCAGCAGATGCCATTGCTGATTATCTGGGGTTACCTATGGAG